CTACATGTCCAACGTGGTAGACGGCGTGCTTGTGGCCGTCTGATACGGCTTGCTCTCGGGGAACGTGCCCAGGCTGCGCGGATCATGCCCAATCACGACGCTTCTTTGGTGATCGCGATCAGCGCCACCGGCGTCACTCCCTGCGGTCGCAACGCCAGCAGCGCCGTCGCTCTTGCCATCAGGCGAGGTGTTATAGAGGCGTGGGTCCTGCTCGCGCACTGGCTCGCGCCAAGGCCAAGCCGTAGCGACAACAGTGTGCTTGCCCGCAACAAGCCGCACACCATATGGATGCACCGTGGCATCGAATCCCAATGCGCGAAGCTGAACAAGGTCCAGTTGCTCAAGTACGATATTCGACGTGTCAATCCATTGAAGCCATGCACGATCATGGCCCGCAACCTGCGCTATGGCGGCAACACGGATGCGCCCCTTTGCAGCAAGCTCGATCACATAGCGCTGTTCCGGCGTCAGATCGGCGAGCGGATCAGCCACGACCGCCGCAACAGCCTGCTGCCCAGGTGCGGACACCAACTCGCCCGGCTTGAAGACCTGCCCGACCGCTGGCGTCGATGACGGACCAGAAGCAACGGCATGCGGTGGCTGTTTGCCCTTGTTGAAATAGCTGGCGAAAAAATAAAGACCGACGCCGCCAACGACCAGAAAGATCACGGCGCGCACCGCCATCGCGGCCCAAACGTTTTTGCCGCCTTCTTCGTATACCTCGGTATTCTCAGCGCCCGGCGCGTAACCGTCATAGAGCGGAAAAATCACCGGATCGTACTTGAGCGTCTGGCCGCCGACCTTCTCAAATTTGCCCGGTGAGGTGGTGTGGAAATACGTCACGCGGTACCGGCTTTTCATGCCGACCGCTGTGAGCTTCTGAAACGTATTTTTCTTCTCGATACGTGCTTTAACCGCCGAGTGTAGACGGTTGATCCACTGCGTCATGATGACCGCATCGCCACCGTTCTGACCAAGAAGCGCCCAAAAATTCTCGACAGCCGGCTCAAGCGGCTTGCGCTCGTTGACGTAGAACTCGTGGACCTCATCGATCACCACAAGTGCATCCTTGAAGTCATCCGGAATGCACCATTTGCCGGAAGCATCCTGCGTGCAGGCGAACAGCTTGGCAACGTCCTTGGTATCGACAAGCACGAGCAGATCGAGCACGTCCTTTTCCTGCATGCCCAGGTGCTTGGCGATGCGGTCGTGACGCAACCCATTGAGGCGAGCAAACACACGCCGCCCCTTCTTGATGGCGGGGAGAATGTGATTCTTTACAGCGTCGTAGCTCTTACCGGCGCGCGGCACACCTTCGTTGAAGACCAGCATGTCACCAAATCCCGAGCGTCAACACACGACGCAACAAGTAGAAAATCATCGCCGCGCCAATGGCAACGAGCGATGGCCCAATCATGAAAACGTCGGCGAACCAAAGAATGGTGCTACCTGCATTTCCCAACATGCCACCGATGCTCTGCCCTTTCATGAAATCAGGCATAGGCAGGAGATTCATAACGTAAAGCACCGCAGAGAGCGTCTGATCAAGCCACATGACGAACAGGTCGCCGATGAAATCAGCGAACGCCTGCCAGATCAATTTCACCGCCTTCCAAATCCATGCGGTTAGATCACTGAACCAACCCACTTGCATACCGTGCCCCTTATGTCACAGCAATGCGAACAGCCGCATACGCAGCAATCGCCAAAATCACCCAACCACACGCACGGAGGAACCCGAGAAACGTTCCGCTACAGTGAAAATCGATGGTCATGGCGCTCCACCACTTGGACGCACCCAGCGTAAACACCGGACACGATCCGCCAGACGGAACAGTCATAAAACTGGCGATACCGCCGGCTATCGGCGTAGCGCGCACCTGCGAAGCGAACTTCGACACAACCGACTCTACTGTCTTGTCGCTCTTGGTGTACAGATCACCCATGGGGGCACCCGCGCCAGGATCATCGCCGTCACCATCACCATCACCATCACCATCGCCGTCACCACCACCACCGGAATCAGTACCAGAACCGGTGCCATCACCCTTGCCAGAACCGTCCTTGCCATAGGTGCTATCAAACGTGGTGACGTTGGAATTGGTGGTCACGCCGCCTTTCGTTTCAGAGGACGTACCCTGCCCTGTCACCTTCCAATCGCCACCATTAGACGGCGCATCCTTAGGGGCATTGATCGCCGCATTCTCGGGCGACTTCGTTGCGGCCTGATTATTGTTATCAGCCTTCTTGACGCCCGATTCACCGGGAGACCAACAGAACTGCTTGCCGGTCGATGCGGTCGCACACTGCTTGCCATCGCTACGAATGCACATGGTCAAGGTACCAGACTGCACGCAATCCTGATCCTTCACACCCTGCCCTGTGCCATCGCCGTAGCTACACGTTGCACCAGTAGGCTTGGCACCGACCAAGCTGAAATAGGTTTTGCCGCCAGCGCTAAACGTATCAGCGGAGGTAGCAGGCCCCATGGCACAGCCGTCATTGCAACTTGCACCATTACCCAATGCTGACCAACCGGATGTTGAAGCAGGACGGGCAGCACAACTATTGCGCAACGGAAAAACAAAGCTACTGGTAGGTGCATACGGCATGTCAGCAGAAAGCCACAACCGATAAACCCCCGCATCAGGCGGCTGATCATCACGACGACAATCATACTGCGCGCTGGGAACACTGGGCCTAGTATTAGACAACCACCACTCACCACGTGCATTGCATGCGGCAAATGCAGCGCCCTGATCACCAAAGGTGCCGCCGTTAGGTGGCTCCGCTGAAAACGCATACTCAGTGAACCCGATTAAGAGCAACACAGCGAAGAAAATCACTCGGATCATGGTGCGTCCAAACCCTTGACCGCAGCCCATCCACACAAAGCGCCCATAAACGCACAGAACAGTAGAACGATCATCGCGCCTCCCCCAGAAAGAGAGAGGGCGACACCGAAGCGCCGCCCTGCCCTCACCGCAATTAGCCGAAGAAGCCGGCCACCTTCTTTGCACCCCACTTGGTGAAGCCGACCAGCGCGATCAGCGCGGCAGCACCCACAACAGCAGTCACGGCATCAGCCGCACTCAGACCCGACAGAATGGTATCCATGTTTTCTCTCCTCGTTGATTGATTTACCGGTCATTGAACATGCCCGCGACGCTACCGGCGAGGCGTCCCAGGACGAACCACACGATCACCACACCGCAGCAGCCGGTGGACCACGCAACGGCGTCCTCCTTGCTGGGCATCGCGAACGCTTCTTGCACCAGCGCATACACGCCGTATTCGCTACCACTGACGAGCACGTAGCCGCTGCACTCTCCGACCGATTGACCGGTGGGCACCAACGTGCCGTCCGCTTGCAGGGCTACGCACATCGCCATGGATTAAGCCGCCACGCGTGCAGGGGCTTTGACAGCGCGCAACACCTGAAATTTGCTGTAATTGATAGCGCCCTTGTTGACAGTCACCATGGCTTCGATATCGAGCTCATAATCACCAGGCTGATACGGAGGCTGGCCCTTCTCCAAACGCACATCCAGGGGATATGCAAACCCGCCTGCTTCCAGCTTGGCTTTCTGCTTGCGGGTGGTGTATTCCCGATCCTTGCCCTCGTCATCCTTGAACGTGCCAGCACGCTCATCGACTTCGGCGCTCAACACAGTGACTTTGATTACGCTCATGGTGTAACCCCTTCTAAGGTTTGATTGATGCCCGCGATTTCGGGCCATTGATTGGCTACGTCTGCTGTTGCCCACGCCGGTAGCCGATGCGACGTGCAGGTGCTGATGACGGCATGCAACGCGTCTGGCGTTGGGCAATGCCGCACGATGAAATTGAGGGTTGCGCCGTATTGGCGCTTGAGGTGCCGGCGCGCACTTTTCCAAGTGGCATCGACAGCAGCTTTCGTAATATCGATGCGCGTGGCAACGCAGTGCAGGAACTTGAGAACGGGATAGGCGCCGAGCAAATAGCCAGCAGGATCGCGCAGCAAATCCAACGGCAATTCCTTGCGATTGGTGGAGCGGAATTGCGCTTCATAGCGCACCCATTCGGAGGCCTTGTCGCCTTGCTCCCTGCCCTTCTCGTACACGCGCAGCTGCTTTTCGGACTTCTTTCCGCCGACGTAGAAGGTCTTGCCGTCGCCACTGTCGTGATCGTCCACGGTCTGCGCCTTGGGGCGCTGTCCACGGTTGTCGAATTCGCCCGATGCATACCAGCTTTGCGCCAGTTTCAAGGGGTATTTGCCCAGCAGGTCATCGGCGGCAACGTCCACACGGGTCAATCGTCCAGCGCAGCTTTCGAGCTTCGCTCGAAGCTCCAGCCACCGCTGCGCATGGCCGCAGCGCGCTGCGCTCAACACTCCACACCCGGTGCCGGTCAACTCGATACGCGCGGTGTAGGTGCCATCTGCACGGCGGCAGTGCTCACCGCCCAACTCGATCAACCCGACGTGCTGGCCGTCGCGGTCGGTGATACGCACGCGCCACAGATAAAACCGCCCCGGCCCGGCCTTTTCGTCAAGTTCCAAGCCCAAGCCGGCGAAGAACCAGCAGAACACTTGCAATGCGACCGCACGGGCGTTCTCGGCGGTGACGTCCATCCATTCGCGGACCTCTTCGGGGTCGTCGTTGACGAACACACCGGCTTCGCCCAGGACGGCACGCAAGTCCACAGAGGCGGAAAACCAGTCAATGGCGACCGTCAGGGTGCCATCGGCATTCCTGAATTCACTGACTCCCCTGTTAGACGAGGGGAGTCCCACTTCCCGCGATCCGTCAGCCATGCGCGTAGAACTCCACAGCAGCGGCTTCACAGGCACGAGCAGCACGGCGCGAGGCGTGCACGCTCTGCTCTACCAGCCGGCCAGCGAGACGCACCGTCAGGCGGAAACGCCGAGTGCGGCGACCACCGATCACGATGTGATAGGTGTCGATGTGGGAGACGACCTCAGTCATGACCGACCCCGCTGAAATAGGCGATCAGACCGGCAGGCGTCAGGAACAAGAACACGCCACAAACCCATGTCCACGGCTCAGGCAGGTAGTAGGCACCGATGATGAAAAGAGAGATGAAGGCAGCGAGCGCCCACACGTAGCCGATGCACTTTGCGAACTCCTTCATGCGACGACCTCCATTTCACTTTGGGCGCTACAAATCGTGACGCGTCGCGAAATAGTCGGCGCGACCAAGTCAACGTAGCTTTCGATGATGAAGACCTGCTCGCGGTGTGCGCGCAGCGCAGCTTCGGCGCGACGGTCAAGAATCCAGGCGACCAATCGGGCGAGGCCGACGATCACGGTCAGCGCGGAAGCGCCGAGCAATGCAAGTGCGTTGGTGTCCATGAAGCCCCTATCCCCTGCCCCTTGACGCGGACCCCGGAGGGGAGCCGGGGGCGCGGTGTCATACGGCGTAGGACACGAGGTGCATGTAACATGAGAAAGGACACTTCTGTCAAACGGTATATGACGTGGACACCATAAATAAATTACTTGACACGGCGCGGAAAGCATGCTCGCGCGACTCAGACAACAGCGTTGCGCTGTCGCTTGGCGTGTCGCGGAATTCGGTTTCGGTGTGGCGCAAAGGCGGCAAGATCACAGACACACACCTGATGGCGCTCATTGAACTGGCACAGGCCGATCCGGCGTTGGCGGTGAAGGTGCGCCAGGAAGAGGCAGCATCGCCGGCAGAGAAGAAGGCGTGGAGTGCGCTGTGGGACAGACTGTCCCCGGTCACTACGGTGATCGGGGCGCTCGCACTGGTGGCAGTAGGCATGCAAGCAGGGGCGCATGAGGCGCTGCTGACGGCCCTTTCACCGCTCGTAATAACCGACCCTCTATACATTATGCGAAATTTGCCGTGTCCCCGGACGGGGGCGCGGCCGGCCATCGCCCTTCGATTGACATACTCGCGATAAGTGATGATGAATGGCGTTGCTTGCAATTTGAGAGCTGTCTTTGCAGGTTGGTTACGCACCGATTAGTCCCAGGCCCGCTACTCGGCGCTTTGCTTGTTGATGGCAACCAACAGCTCCCGCGGAGCTTCGCTGGATAGAGAACCTCTACTGTCATGCGGATAGTGTGTTTGGCAACCACGCACTCGATGACGCCTTGGGCAGCATGAACGGTTGCGCCTTGCGCGTCGAGCAGATCGCGAGAGACCACGTTGATGTTGGCTGGCACGTCCAACATAAGCTGCAATGCGCACGCGATCTGACGCGCCCGAAGGAAACACCACCTCAAGCCGAAATCCTTGCGAGGACGTGATGTAGACCTGCGCCCAATGCGCAGTGGAAATCGCGGACACCAGCGCCAAGCCAAGGCCATTTCCAGCGACGTGTCGGCTCTTCTCGCTACGATGGAATCGCTTCAGTAGGTGTGGAATTTCGTCCTGCGAGACGCCAGGCCCATCATCCTGGATCGCGAGAGTCACCCTGCCCTGTCTCTGCGCCAGGCCGACGCAGATCCGTGTTCCGGACGGCGTGTGACGCAACGCGTTGTCGAAGGCATTGCTGAGCAGTTGATGCAGCAACCTACGGTCACCTTCAATCCTGATGGCTTCCGCTACGTCGTGGACGAGGATATGGCCACTGATTTCGGCGTCGGGCAGATAGCTTTCGATCACGTCCAACACCAGCGCATCCAGCGAAAGCAGCTCGAAGCGGCGACGGACCTGCAGCGTCTCGATTTCGGAGATCCGCAGGATGGCCGAGAACAGTTCCTGCAGTTCGTGCGACTGGGCCAAAGCTTATGTAATGCGCTGCTCGCGAACCTGGGCATCCCCGGCCGACAGTGCTTGGTTGAGCTTGTTGGTGAGCTTGGTCAGTAGCGTACGCAGATCGTGTGCGACATCGCTTGAGACCTGCCGGAGGTTCTCCGCAAGCTGCTGGATTCGATCCAGCATGGTGTTGAGCGTCTCCGAGACCTGGTCGAACTCATTGCGCGTTCCTTCAACGTGGATCCGATGGCTCAGATCGCCATGGATCATGGCTTGCGCGGCCGTGTCAATCCGATGCAAGCGGTCGCGGGTGACGGCACTGACGATCCAGAACGCGGCAATGGCCAATACGAGGGTCACACCAATAGCGACACCACCCAGACGAAGCATGATGCGGTCGGCCGCATCGATGGCACCGCGATCTGCAGCCACCACGACCAGCCTTGAACGATCAGGGAGCAGCGTGGTGATGGCCTGCGCAAGCCGCCCTTTTCCGTAGGCAAGCGTTTCCTCGTAACCATCGTCAGCTGGCGGCTCACCATCGAGATTTCCGGTCAATCGCTGTCCATACTTATCCACCAGGAG